CCCATAGCAGAACAGACGAGACTATTACAAGCCACGTGTATTTGTTCATCTCTGGAAATATCAGCTGATACTGTTCTAAGACCAGCATCACCACAAAACCTAAAGAAAGGTAAAATAACAAAGAATATAGCACGTTCGGCTACCAATGCTTTTAATATAGTATGGTCAGGGTGAGATTCCCAAGCATCTCTTAGCTTGAAAGCCTCGGCTTCTGCTTTTTCATCAACGCCTATAGCATTGGTGATATATGTAAGGGCGAGGTCGTGTTTGACCTCATCCTTTACATTTGATTCTAAAAGTGTTCGTGCAGAGTCGGGAACATCTTTCTCAAGTGCCTCTGTAATAAACTCGCCAACTGGTAGCTCCATATGCCGTATTGCAAGAGCACGGTAGATGGCTTCTTCGGCTCCATTCTTAAGCCTACCAGCTGTGGTCTGTACTGGGTTCCAAGTTCTCTTTCTATTGAGTAATTTTTCATAAGGGTTTTTCATTCTTGACAATCGCAGGTTATCGGGTTTTCTTGTAAAATACCCTGCAAGTAATCATCAACGTCTTCTTGATCTAGTGCTGCATATGCATCGCTCTTATCTTGTACGTCTCCCATTACCTGAAGGCTGTAATATAAGGAGGTCTGAGGTGAATCTAACCACTCTTCCACGAATTGC